TAAAAATAATGGTATTAATGGTTGTCCTGTTTTAATACAATATAACATATATTGATTCTCGTCTTTAATTGCCTCACGTGTAAAGTTTATACAAAACTTTTTAATAGTAGAATATTTAAATGCTATGTCTTTCATTTTTAATATGCCATCTCTCAACTTTATATATGGGGACGCTATTTTATTTTCTTCACTAACATTAGCATCTTCTAAACTTAATAAATAATTATTTGTTGTTTCTCGTTTTATCTTATTTATAATAGTAATTGCCTGAATTCTTGCCTTCGAATTTTCATAATTTGTATTGATTTTGCCTTTAATATCTTCAATGCTTAAATCATATTTGCTTTCAAAATTTTTCAATATTTCATCTACTTCTTTATTAATATTTGCCTTTTGAGCATCAGCAAGTGTTAAACATTTGTCATCTTTTGAAATACACTCTTTATTTGAATCGCAAAAAATTTGGTTGGATTCAATATAAAAATTATCTTCAAATTTAGGATCTAGTGTCCATACATCGTTAATTCTTATATAAACATAATTTTTAGCGCTTCCTTTATCAACCAATATAGCATAGTCGCCATCGCTAATCTCTCTTTTTTCATCTATTATTGCTTTTGCTTCGCGAAATGCTCGTGGTTTAGTCAAATTCATAAGTGTCATTAATTTATTAGTTAAAAAATCTATGAATTGTTTGGTGTCCATAGTTGTTTTCTCTGTTTTATATTCATTTAATATGCTATAAAAAGTAGTATCATATATAGAATCAAAATATATAAGTTTATTATTATCATTTTCCAATGATTGTAGTGTGTTATATTTCTTAGACAATACATATTTTTCGCACGTATTTTGCATAGTATCTAGTTCTCCTTTTAATATATCTTTTGACGAAACTTGTTGGGTGTCTGCTTTTGTTTTATCTTGTTCTCGTTCTTGTTCTTTTGTTTTGTCTTTTTCTTTTTCATATGCTTTTATAAAATTTTCAAGTAAATTACCTACTATTAAATCCATAATATTTTTATTAATGCTTTGCATGAAAAATTCCGCACTATCAATTTTCACCATATAACTATACAATTCTTCAGTGTTATTCAAGTGTTCTTCGGCAATTTTATAAAAATTAAACAATTCATCTTTTAATTCTTTTGTTAAAAGACCAAAGGAGTAATTTATATTTGCTCCGCGTTCACTAGTTTTCGCAGCATCTTTAATAGTCCTTATAAAATTTGAAAAATTGGATTCTTCATATTTATAGTTTTTCTTATAATAATCGATGTTTGAATTAATTATTTTTTTTATAGCTTTATAATCCGTTACATGTAAGTTATATACATCTATATTCATTGGTTGTAAATCATATATAAACTCTAACAAATTGTATTTGCGATTTTCCAACGAGTTTGCTTTATATGTGCCAATGTATTCTTTAATAAAAGAACTATTTGTAGGTATAAAAGATTCAAGTAAATAATTCATTTTTTCCAAATAAGGAAGGTCTATTGACTCATCAATATTAAAATTATTAATAGTTTGTAATAACCTATTATTGTGAATAGTTGCGTGACTATTTATAAACGCATCCTTATTAGAATTTTCCAAAACATATTTATTATAAAGAGTATTTTTGTTTAATAATTCATGATAATTTATAAAATTAAGATTTAAATTTGCCCTATCACATATATTTGTATAAGGACTATTAATTTTAGAAAAATTAAATAACGGCAAAGGCAATGTAATAAAACCTATTACATTTACAAAATCATTAGGAACCAATTTACTTATTTTATTGAATTTCTTATTATTTACATAATACGTTTCTAACATATTTAATCCCTCACTATACACATCAATTACAAAACGACTTTTTGACAATGTTCCTTTATTTATACTATAATTATAAAAATCATCTACTATTGAATTTACCATTTCTATTTGTGTATTTACATTAATATTTTGCTCACTATAATTAGAATAATTATCTAACAATTTAATTAAAGATTTTATGTGCTCTTTATAGGTGTTTATTTTTTCTTTTGAACTATTATTTGCCCATTTTAATGAAATAGTATTTAATGTTTCTATGAATTCACCTAAATGTTGATAATTATATGCGTCATTAGTTTCTAAATAATCAACCTCATCTGTTTCATTTATTATTAAATTGCGAACATTTGACAATACAGGTAATATGTAATACAATTTTTTATTTAAATTAAATAATTGTTCTTTTAGATGTTTATAATGTTGACCGCGGTCTTCTATTAATGATGGATTGTTATTGGCATCAAAATGTGAATATATATTTCGCAATTGACTATAATAATTAATTTCATTGTGAATTTTATTAATCAATTCTTCTGTGCGTTGCTCAGGCAAATACGCATTAATTAACTTATCTAAATAATCATTTGTTTGTTTATCTAAACTATAGCGCTGTTCTCCTTCTGAAACATTTACTTCGTGTTCTAAATCATCTAATTCTACACCTAATTCAATCGTGTCTATTATTATACTTTCTAAGTCAGATTTAGCATCATAGACTTTTAAATCATAGTCTAATTCTTGTTTGTCATCTTGATTTAAATAACTTTCTTCAATGTCGTCACTTGTCAAACTTGAACTTGATTTTGCATCTTGAGAAACAAGTAATTTTGTTTCATCTAACTTTTCACGAACTATTATTTTTTCAATATTTAATTGTTCTGGAATACCAGAATAAGCAAAATCAATATATAATAACTCTTTTTCTGGCAATGTAGTAATTTCTATCATATCATTTTCTATATTTGTAATAATACCATTTAGCACCTTAGGTATTGGTTCTCCAAAATAAATAGATATGTATTTTTTCATTTCTAAATTATTTTGCGCAACAAAACTTGGACTTTTATGCCTACTCAATAATAATATGTTTGCTATTGATTCTTCTTCTAGTTTTCCTGATGGAGTTATATTTAATGTGATTGTTTTTTCGGCATTTATTAATACTATTTTTTCTTGGTTGATAAATTTTATAAAATATATTTTGTCATGTAATGAAGTATTAGTAGGGGCATCAAATTGAATAATATCTCCTAATTGAAGATTAATATTGTTTGTTAGGGTTAGGGGTGGTTTTTCTTGTGTTTCCTCTTCTTGTGTTTCCTCTTTTTGTGATTTTTCTAATTTTTTTATTTGTAATTCTTCTTCCATTTTATTCATAGCAATCTTATATTTATAATAGAAATTAATATAATTCTAATATTATTTCCAGTTAAATAATATTAAAAAAATCGTTAATATACTTATTTAAAAGATTTAAAGATTGCTTATGATGTAATAATATTATCCTAGATTAATTTCTATGGTAACTATTACAAATTCAATTAATCTTAATGTTACAAATGTGTTAAATAACGAACTCAATTATTTTAATATTAAAAAATATACTTTCAACAACAATGAATATAAGATTATTAGATATGACAAGGAAAAACTCAAAAATTTATTAATTTTTGGACTACAAGATAAGTATTCAGAAGTTTCTAAATATCGTTCTGTTATTATTAGAAATAATAAAGTCGTGTGTTTTGCTCCGGAAAAATCATTAGATTACTCTCTTTTTGTAAATAACTATAACACAGAAAATAGTTGGGTGGAAGATTTTATTGATGGAACTATGATTAATGTATTTTATGATAATATTAAAGAAATCTGGGAAGTTGCTACACGTTCTAGTGTTGGCGCAAATATTGTATTCTTTAATGATGTTAAAAACTATAAATATTTTGATAATAACAATTATTTTAAAGATTATTATAATCTTACATTTCGTTCTATGTTTTTTGAAGCGTGTAATAGTTGCAATTTAGATCTTAATTGCTTAGATAAAAAATATGTTTATAGTTTTGTATTACAACATCCATTTAATCGCATTGTTACTCCTATTATTACACCTATCATTTTTTTGGTTAAAGTTTATGAAATTGTTCATCCTATTAATAATGTATTAAGTAGTGATAATTTAAACCATGTTATTATTAATGAAATTGATATTCAATCATTAGTAAATGCTCCGCCATATATATTTATTAATAGCAATATTAAATTTGTTAATAGGTATCCAGTGACGAATTTTCAAGAAATTAAAGATTATTATTCCTCTGGAAATGCTGGATATAATTGTGTAGGATGCTTTTTATATAGTAAAGACGGAACACGTAGCAAAATTAGAAATACGAGTTATGAAGAAGTACGTAAACTTAGAGGAAATCAACCAAAACTACAATTTAATTATTTAACTTTAAAGCAACAAAATAAAGTGGGGGAATTTTTACAATATTATCCTGAACACACTGTAATTTTTAATAAATTTAAATTGGCAATGTATCATTACACTAATAATTTGTTTATGAATTATATTAGTTGTTTTGTTCGTAAAGAAAAACCATTAAAAGAATATGAATTTGAATATAAAACACATATGTATAAATTACACGAAAAATATAAGACTGAACTTAAACCAAACCAAAAATCTATTGATAAGAAATTTGTAATTGATTATGTAAATACTCTACATCCAGCACAACAAATGTTTTTGATTAATTATAAGAGTCCGCAAGTAAAAGGAAGTTATGTAATCAATAATGATAATAGTGTTATATGTGCTAATACTTGTCCTACAAGTGTTATTAGCGAAACTTCTAAAGAAGAAGAAAAAGAAGAAAAAGAAGAAAAAGAAAAAATGGATTGTTCTTTTTAAGTGTTAGATTTTAAAGTTTAATTGTAAAAATTAATATTTATAATAAATATTTTAAAAACAAAATATTTATTATATTATTATATACATTAACACATTATGGGAAATATATGTGATATATTTTCTTTTAATAAAGAATGTAATAAAGAATGTATTAACGAGCGAAAAAATGAAAAAAAAAATAATAATACAAATCACGTTCCGTTTTTAGATATTTCTAATATTTATTATGATGAGCATGCCGAACCTCCATCTTATAGTCAGTTACGTAATGTGAAAAATAATGAATATTATACACATTGTGATTAATAATTTAAACACTTCGATTTATATGTCGGAAAACTCGCCAATGTCTGAGTCATAATGACATTCAATAGCACTATGAATAGTAGTCGGTGACTCTCTTTCTTGTGCCTTTGCTTCTGCCCACGCAAATGCTGCTTCCCACGCCTCTTCATCTGAAATAGGTTTAGGTTTGGGTTTAAAGAGACGTTTGTGTGCAATCGTTTAATGCAAAGCACACTTTATTTGTGCTAATGTCTTTAACTTCATGTTTAATAATATTTTTAGCATCAAGTGGTTCCAATTGTGGAACTGGAATTATTACCGGAAAGCAAGACTTAATAAGTCGCTTTGCCAATCCAGCATAGCAATTCATTATTACTTGTTTATTGACTCTTGTTTTTTTTGGTATTAGACTTTTCATAACTACTTAAAAAAAATATCAAATTTTTTTGACTATACAAAATATTATATATAAAGCAGTTCTCTATTTTGAAGTAAAATATTCTTTAATAGAATTAATTAGCATAATAGAACTATTAATACATTCTTCAAAATTTAGCAAAATATCATCTTTCGTAATCTGGTTTTTATAAGATAATTTAATAATACTAAAATTGTCGTGTGGATGCTTCTTTAAGAAACTAACATAATTTAAATTTTTAGAAGTAATAAAATATTTATCATAAAAATTGAACTCAATAATTTTACCAATAGTGTAATCCTCATTTTCTAATCTAATACTATATGAATTTTCCATAGTATCTTCAATTTCTTGGATGAAATCCAAATTTTCTTTAATTAGTTTTAAAGAATTAAATAATTTTTTAATTAGTAAATTTGTGGCAATTTCAACCAGTTTAAAATTATCATAAATACCAAGGGTTTCAATAATAAAATCAAAACTATCTTCTTCATAAATTCGTTTAGCATCTAAAATCATCCAATCTTTTTTCATAATTTCAATTTCTTCTTTTCCATATTTTAGTTTTAATTCTGTTTCTTTCAATTCCCACGCATCTTTAATTTTTACTTGATCTAAGGTATTACCATAACTACAACTACTTACTACATTAAACATTCCGTCATTTTTAGCATTACTAATAGTAAATTTGGCTTCTAAATGTAATTGCTCTTTGTCCATATTTGAATCGATTTTCGGTCTTAGGCGAAGCAAATCAATATAATCTCCTGTCATTAGATCTGGAGGGAAAATCTTTTGAACTTCTCCACGAGTTAAATACTTGCCTGATTTAATATTTTTTATTTGAAAATCTTCGCTTGTAACATAAATAATAACATTTGAATCATTACTTTTATTTATTTCTAAAATATATTCATCATATGGAAAATCTTGTAAAGCATCAATATGAATAGGAATACAACTTAAACGCTGTTTAACTAATTCGTTATTTAGACGTGATTTATTAGTAAAAATTTTAACATTATTTTTTTCATATGGATAACTTTCAATGGCAATAACAGGGATTTCTGATAAAATTACTCTACGTAACCCATTAGCATAACTTACATTTATATTACTTAAAGTAAAATTTAGTGTTCCATTTTGTTCTTGAATATTTGAAATTTTTGCTTTTGTAGACATTTATATTTATAATTATATAAATATAAATACATCTTATATATTTTCAATTTTTATTTTAATTGTTTTAATTGTTTTAATTGTTTTAATTGTTTTAATTGTTTTAATTGTTTTAATTGTTTTAATTGTTTTAAATAATTAGTTTAATTATATATTAAAAATTATTATTAAAAATTAATAATATAACTTTTTAGATGAGTTGTATATTGTATTATAGCAATTTTTGTGAAAATTGTAAAAAGTTGTTAATAATATTATCTAAATCAGGAATTAAAAATAACATCCACTATATTTGCATAGATAAACGAATACAAAAAAATAACTCAACATATGTAATATTAGAAAATAATCAAGAAATACTATTGCCAAATACTATTAATGCTGTTCCGGCACTAATGTTAATTAATGATAATTATAAAGTTCTATATGGTGATAATATTACCAATTATTTAAAACCAATAGAACAAGTTGTTGTTCAAAAAGCTACAAATTTTAATGGAGAACCATCGGCATTTAGATTTGATGGAATGTCTTCAGGAGTAGTTTCTGATAATTTTAGTTTTTTAGACCAAAATAGCGATGATTTATCGGCAAAAGGAAGCGGAGGTTTAAGACAATTATATAGTTATGCTACTATTGATTATACTGACAAAATAGAAACACCTCCCGATGATTATGTTCCAGACAAAGTAGGAGATGTAAATATTAAAAATTTAGAGCAACAAAGAAATACTATGACTAGTTAAATACTATGACTAGTTTAAATTAAATTATATTATAATTTATAATATAATTTATAATAATTTTATTATTTAAAGTAATACTATTATTTTTAGTATTAATGAGTACTATTAATAATAGTGGATTAGTATTAGATAGTAATAAAGCTATTATACTGATAGACTTTTACAAAATATTTAAAGATTTAATAATTGATTTAAATAATAGTTTTACAGATAAAATAGGAATAACTATTCAAAATAATAAAGATTATCAAAATATCATAAATTATTGTTTACCCAACTATAAAGATACTATGAATGCTGATGAATATGTTAATTCATTAGAGTTGTCATCTTTAAATGTTGATTTTATGAAATCTATTAATAATGTATATGAATATTGTAAGCGCACATTTGCCATAAGAAGTATTGATATTTTATATCAAAATGAGGATATTTTTTTGAATAAATCAAATATTAAAGTTAGTGAAGAAAATCCACAAACTATTAACACAATGTTTTTACCAGATATTGAATTTTCTGAATTATATTACGATGACACAAGCGATAAAACAAAACAAACATTGTGGAAATATTTACAATTAATATTATTTAATATTATTACTACTATTGATGATATTTCATTTTTTGGTAATTCATTAGAATTACTCAAAATTATTGATGGTGAGAAATTTTCATCCAAAATACAAAGCACTATTGAAGAACTATCAAATATATTCTCATCTAAAGAAAAATCTGATACAACTAGTGATACAAAAACTGATAATGTAAATAACAAACCTGATTTTGCCGAAATGTTTGATATATCTAACAATCCATTCAATATGTTTAGTGAAATGTTTAATAACATTGGTGAAAATAATGGGCAAACTAATAATGATCCAACTGATAATGGGTCAACTAATAATGCTAATGGGTCAACTAATAATGCTAATGGACCAACTAATAATAATGATTATGCTATTCCAGATAAAGAGGAACTTTTTTCACATATTAATAAATTAATTAATGGCAAAATAGGATCGCTCGCCAAAGAAATTGCCGAAGAAACAACTAAAGACATGGATTTGGATACAGAAAATATTACAGATGTAAACGATGTGTTAAAAGGATTTATGAAAAATCCCACCAAATTATTAGGTCTTATTAATAAAATAAGCAATAAAATAAATAGCAAAATGAAAGATGGTTCGTTAAAAGAAAGTGAACTCTTAGAGGAAGCAACCAATGTTTTTAAAAATATGAAAAATATGCCAGGAATGGGAAATGTTAATGATATTTTAAAAGCTATGAATTTAGATCAATTTATGCCAAAAGGTGGTAAAATTAATCCAACCGCATTTCAAAATATGATGGAACAAAATGTTAAAATGTCTAAAATGAAAGAACGAATGAAAAAAAAAGCAGAAACTAAAGGTGAAACAACTAAAACTAATGTGAGTTACAGAGAAAATTATGATTCTACTACATCTCAATCTCAATCTCCTTCTTCCAATAATATTAAATTAGATGATTTAACTTCTAATCTCTCATCTTTAATGGAAGAAATGAAAAATAACACCAGTTTTATTGATGATATTATTAAAAATCAAGGACAACGAGATGCCAACGCTAATGCTGTGTGTGGTGATGATAATTCTAAACGTAAATCAAATAATAAGCGAAAAGTAAATAAGAAAAATAAGTAGTATAAAGTAGTGTAACTATTTATTTAATTCATACTTATTATTTAGAAATACATTTATACGAAATAATTATTAAATTATATTATAAACTTATTATAATATAATATAATAAATTATGGTTAATAATGAACCTTATATAGGAAGAAGAAGTGTTGAAGTAAACGATGTAAAGAATATTAATACTAATAAAGATAATGATATAAATAATATTGAAAATGAAAATGAAAATGAAAATGAAAATGTTACAAGCAATACACTTTGGTTAACTAATCCTATTATTTTATTTGATAAAAATGCTATTACCGAACTATGGCCGGTTGAAAATATGACACGAGAACAAAAAATTAATGCTATAACAAGATTAATTATTTTATTAACACTAATAGGGTTTCTATTTTTAAATAACATAAAAATTTTAATTACTGGAATAATTGCCTTACTAATTTTACTATTTACATATTATATATTAAATAAGAACACTAATTTAAATAAGATAAAAGAAACATTTAGCAATGAAGAAATGTATGAAAAAGTAAAACATAATTTTACAAATCCAACTTCATCAAATCCAATAATGAATATATTATTGCCTGAAATACAAGATAATCCAAATAGACTTGAAGCAGCTCCCTCATATAATAGTGCTGTTAAAAATAGTATTAATGAAGAAACAAAAGAGTTTATAGTTAATAATTTTGAAAACAATGAAAATATCAAGAAAAATTTATTTAATAATCAAGCAGATAATTTTGAATTTGAACAATCTATGAGACAATTTTATACAACAGCAAATACTCGAGTTCCTAATAATCAAAAAGAATTTGCTAGATTTTGTTATGGAAATATGGCTTCATGTAAAGATGGTGATGTAGAAATGTGTTTAAAAAATTCTTTTGAAAATAGAAGTTTATAAGTTTTTTAAATAAACTTTTAAATATTATTTAAATATAATTTAATATAGCAAAAAATAATATATTAAATTATTATAAATGACTTCAACTATTGCTTATCCATATATTTTTGATTCAATGTCTAGAATAGGCAATGATTCTCCAGCAATTGATCAACGCAATATTCAAAATGTAAATAATGCCAACTACAATTTAGAGAATTATTATCCTTCTTGCCCAATGAGTAAAGCGCAAGATTTTGCTTTAACGCAACCATATGTTTTTTATAAAGGTTCTCACGAAGGCGGCATTAAAGGTTGCGAAATTGAAGCAAACAACGATTTGAAATATACTCATATTTCGCGTCCTGCATGTAAATTAACATTAGTAACAAGACCCTTTTTAACTGTTCCTTATTTAGGAAAAGGTTTAGGAGATTGTGATATGGAATTTCAATTAAAAACAGGACAATTTGACTTAAATAAAAAAACAATCAATAATACTATGGAACAATCCTTTTCAGAATACAAAAATTATCCATTAATTGATTCTATTAAAGAAAGTGTTTCAAATAGCGCTTATATTATTGAAGATGACGCTATGAAAGGTTGGCAAAGAGGAGGCATGAGTGCACGTGAATTTGCTCGTAATCAAGAGAAATAAACAATATAAAATTATATTCTAATAGTTATATAATATTCTAATAGTTATATAATATACTAATAGTTATATAATATACTAATAATTATATAATATACTAATAATTATATTAAATATAAATTAACTATTTTATATATTTAATGTCGTCAACTATTAATTCTTTAAATGATTATTATAACAATATAGAAAATATAAGCTACAATACTGAATTTTTATGTACTTATAAAAGTATGGAGGAAGAATATTATCAAAATTTATGTTATCAAACACAAATACTACAAGCATTAAATATTAGTAAATATGATGATACTATTGTTTCCAATCATATTGAGAAAATTTATTATTTTTTACAAAATTATTACGAAATTGATATTATTTTATTAGCATTAAAGGAAAAATATAAAAATTCAAGTATTTCTTTTTTTATAGAAAATAACAATTCAGCATTATTTCAAATGTTATTTAGTTATGAATATTTTGATATTTTTCATAAATGTTTATCACACTATTTAATAAATAAAAGACTCACAAATGAAATAGACATCACCAAAAAGTTTTTTAATGAATTAAAAGATATTATAATAGAATAATTTTTTAAGGGTTTTTTTGTATCTTATAATCCTATAGTTTTTATTACTGGTGCTGAATTATTTTACCACATAACATATTTATTATGTATTAGCATAATAAATATTTTAGGGTTTTTTATATATCATTATATATCATTTTGCCCTGGTATATAAATTTCTCCTCGATGAAAATATTATTCTTTAATATAACTACTTGTGCATAGTTTTTTTATTATTTTCTCTTCGTTTTTATCTTTGTTATTTGCTATTGCGACTAATGTATGTGTATAATAATTCTGTTTATTTTCATTATTTTGAAAATCAGGATTCTCTTTTGTCCATTTACTTAATGCGTAAAATTGCTTTGTTGATATATTTTTTATTACTCTTTTAATTTTTTCTTTATTTGTATCTTTTTCCCAATTATCATCATCCTTTATATATAATGACTCACGTTTCAAGTCAGTGCAATGAATAGGTCGCTGATAAAGTCCCAATTTATTCATATTTTCTATAATTACATTACTTAGTCCATTTACTAGTCCATTATGTTTTGTATAATCTAATTGTTGTAAACTAACTTCTATTGATTTAATAAAATCACTCATATTTATTGCATCTTTACATTTTTCATTCAAAAAAACTTGAATATTAAATTTTTGATTTGTTGTTGTAATATTATTTCCCACTTTAGGAATTAATTCTTTTATTGTATTTGTTAATTCTCGTATTTGGTTTTGCTGTTGTTTTACTACATCCAATATTAATTCTTTTGATAATGATAATTGATAATTCAAAATATCATTATTTTCATGATCCAAACATTTTTTTTTATGTCTATATAATCCTGATGGGTATTTATATGTTTTTTTACAAATCTCACACTCGTATTGCGTTTGGGGTTTTTTGGGGTTTTTTTGTATCATATTTGTATCATTTTCCCTATTTTTATGCTTTTGGGTTGACAAATGTCTAACATAATCTTTTTTATTAGACGTTATGAACTGACAATTTGAGCAACAAAAATTTTGGGGTTTTTGGGGTAAAATTTGTGTATCCATTATATACCATTATAGGATATATTAAAAAACCCCTAAATATTTTTTCATAAAAATATAATTTTTGTGAAAAGTTATGCTTAGAGTTTTTTAGAATAAGAATTCGGATTTTACATCTTAAAGGTCTAAATCTGTTTTTTTGAAAGCACATTTTTTATTTTTTATAAAAGGCTTATAAACTATAAAACTGGACATTTATAAATGTCCTTTTTTCAAAAAAATCCTGAAATTTATTTTCCCATTATTTACACTTTTAACATATTTTAAATATGCTAATAAATATTTTTATATATTATATATTTTTTATAACCATAAGTGTATTATAAGGAATATAAACCCTTTATTACATTTTCTATCAATCTTTCATTTTCTCTCTCAGTTTTATTTTCTCTCATATTTTGTATTTTGTATTTTGTATTTTGTATTTTGTATTTTACGTTTTATAAAAATTACCAATATGTTATTTTGAGAATTTATTATTTCTAATTATAAAAATTTAAAATAATAAATTAGATTATATAATAATATGACTTCAACAAGAAATAAAAATACTCAATTGAATTATAATTTAGAAAAATCTAACACAGAAAAATTACTTCGTGAAAATTTATATTTACACTCATCGTCAGGAAGACCTATTAGCGAGTGTATTCCTTCGCTTGGATATATGCCAAGTCATATATCAAGGGATGCCTTGGCTCGCAATTCAATTGATATTGAATCACAATTGCTAGGTATTGGTTCAACTAATTTAGAAACTCCTTGTGAACCTGTTATTCCAAATATTGTAAATCTAGAATTGAAAGATTTTTTTGAGAGACAGCAAACTATTATAATGCCTTATCCTATGGTATATGAAAATAATCAACGACCAATATTATCATAGTATATATTTTATAGTATATATTTTATAGTATATATTTTATAAATATTTTCCTTTACCTTTTTCAAACAACATAAAAGGAGTATATTTTATTGTATTATTACAATTTGGATCGTTTATTACATTATTTAGTGTTACTACATTATTTGTAGTTGTATTGTTATTTATACATTCTTGTGATAATTTATTTCGTCTATTGGATTTAACTATATTAGCAAAATTTTGTTTCTTTAATGTATTTGATATGTTAAGTGTTTTATTTTTAACCGAGTCATGCTTTATAGCGTTTTGTTTAACGGCAATTTTATCACAATTACTAGTAATACAAGCATCATTTATTTGATATTGATTAATAAACCCTCTACCAGTTATAAAATTAGGATCATATGGTTCAATGGATAATAATTTTGGAACATTATTTAATCCAACCAAACCCTGAATCATTTTTCTTGATAAGTTACTGCCATTTTGTCCTGGAATAAAAACAGCGTTTGTTCTTGATGTGCGTGCTCCAGTTCCACGATATTGTTCAATTGCTTTTGTTAATGTATCAATTTCACTATCTCTTCTAATTTCTATATTATTATTGGGATATCTAAAATTTTCGTCTGGGTCATTAACAGGATCATGCCAAATATAAACACACTCTATATTGGTAAAATCACTTGCATTGGTTGTTTTAACAAAATTAGCAAACGTTTGACTATAAAAGTTTAATATATCTAAATCTAAATAGCGTGCTAAGTTTATAGAGTTAGGCAATAAATGTATATTTAAATTATTGAATAAATAGAAAATTTTATTATAATTGAATCTTAAATCATACAAAAGCAAATCCGAATTTCTTGATAATAAAATTATTTCATCATTTCTTAATAAATTTCTGAAATTATTAATTTTTATAGTGTTTGGATCACTTGTTGTAATATTTTTAAATTCTACTTTTGTTTCAAAATTTACTTGCTCATAACTTATAGAATATATGTTGCCACTTATGCCATTTATTGTTGCTAAGTTGTTGAAACTATTTTTATAAATGTTATTTGTCGAAGCATCAAAATAACTATTTATATTTATATCAAAAATTTTACCTACTTGGAAGACAATATTATTATATAATACTATGTTATAGTTTATTGTGTTGTTTATATTATGACCAGTGCTATTTTTAGCATAATTCAAACAAATATCTAGTAAATAATACTTGCTAAGATTTGGTATAAGAGGCTCGTAGTTTGAATTACTTGTTATGTTCTGTGTATTTATATTTTTTTGAAACTTAATGATTGATTTATTATTAGAATTGGTAGAAAACTTTATATGATTATAAATATCATTTTGTGTAATTCCTGTCAAACGATCACCAAGTCCTAAAAACATAGTATTTGAAAAATCTTGTTTTAATGTTTTATTAGGTTGATTATTAAATGTTATAGATTTAGTATATAAGTTACTACTATAATCTAATACTTTTACATTATAAAGATATACATTTTTTAATCCAAAAATAATTTTGCTATTATTTTTTATATTTTTTATTATTTGAAAGTTATTGGTTTTAATTAGAAAAGTTTTAATAATATTCATACTATTATCTAAATTAGATGATGTAAAAAGCGAAGTAGTTGCGTTACCTAAACTAAAATCATAATAATTTACATGCTTATAATCTAACGTGAGTTTATTATAAGATAATATATTGCGAAGTATAGAATAAGAAGTATTTTTTTGTAATATAGTAAAACTATTATCACTTATAAAAGTAATGCTACCACTATTATCAATTAATAGCGTAGTAAAATTAGATGATTTAAAATTTATAATACTAGAACTATCTATTGTTGTATTATTAAAAGAAAAATCATTACTTACATCTGTAATAGTATAGTTTATAGAAGTATAAGTACTAGGAATGGTTACAGGGGCAGCATCTGATGTTATATAATTTCTATATTTATATAGATAGTCACGAATATTTATTTTATACATATCAGAATTACTAAAATAATAATTTAAATGATGTATATAACGATTATAAGTGTCACTAATATTTGTAGTTAAAGAATTATTTATATTAGAATAAATAGTCTTTTCGAAAAATGTATTACTTAAATCATTAAATAAATAATTATATGAATTATCACTGCTATCTAAATTTTTTACAAATAAAATTTTACCATTTTTATTAGTGGATGAATCAAAAATAAACTTCATATTATTTTTTATATTATTTTGGGTAATTAAGCAACAACTTGTATTATTAATTTTTCCACTTACTATTATTCTATTTTTATAAGTAATAGGGCTTAACGTTTGTAAAATATTTTGCCAAGTAGCATCGGTTCTATTACTACTTAAATCAGTAACATTTGTTTTTATATATAAAAGACTTCCAACATTACTTGAATCAATAATGTTATTTGTTAAAATAATATAGTTGTTTCTGTCATTAGTAATAGAAGTCATAGTTATAATATATTTATAACTATGAATATTTAAATTATATGTTATTCTTAAATTCATATTTTCATATGAATTTAAGAATCTATGGATCTATGTATTTATGCTGTCATTACATCTGTATCATTAAAATACCATTGTGTGGCCAAATATTGACCTTTGGATGATTTTTCAATATTGCTATTTTTCTTAATTTGAAGATTTGGTCCTTTAGTATTTAGTGAATCCATTTCTAAAGTTCCAATAGCATAATTATAATATTTCAAATCTGATAAATTACCAGAAAATCCACCATTATAATTTACATATAAATTATCATAATTTTGCTTAACTATATTAGATAATTTATGACGTTTTGCTAAATTACCATTAATATATATATCACAAATATTTTGTGATGTAACTCGTATAATTACACCTACCCATTTTTTAATTGGTATTGCGTCTACATATATATCATCATAATATGGTTTTTTTCCATAATCACTTTCATTATCATGAAAAACATTTAATGTTACTAACATTCCTAAAATAGGGTATTCTCCTAATAAGTTTGGACCTACATTTTTCTTGCCATTATATAAATAGACACCTGGACTATTATTTGGTCCAAATATACCGGGACTTGTTGATTCGCGCATATTATTTGGAGAGGAACCTTTATTAAAAACATGCTTAAAATCTATTGTATCATTATAGTTTATATCATTAACATATATCCAAAATGAGTATGTAAATTCAATACCACCATATTGATTGTTACTTCTTAAAATTGGAATTGAATTTTTGTGTCCTGTATTTTGAACAATAGTTAATGCCTCAGTAGCATCTTTCATTCCACTTATTATATATGGTGTTTCAGATGGAGATAGGAAATAATGTACTACTTTACTTCCAATATAAAATAATATTGAAAAAAAAATTAATACTCCTAACAAGAAAGTTCCTCTAGCAATCATAGTATTTGAGGATAAAAATCCACTAAAATCTCCGAGTTTCTTCTGTGTATCATATGGTATCATTGCGTTAAAATATTTATTAATATTTCCTAATACTCCTCCATTAGAATTCATATTATTTATATATAATTAATATAAATAATATAATATATTTTATTATAATTTTATTATAATTTTATTATAATTTTATTATATTTTATTATATTTTATTATATTTAATATAATTTATTTAAATTTGAAAAGATCCTTGTTCCTTATTATATTCTAAAAAGCTTACTTTTAAGCTATATTTATTGAATAATGAACTGGCTAAAGATGCATTTATTCCTTCTTTATAAATATTATAAGCATCTTGTGGATTACATGAGTCACCTTCATAGCGAATACGAGTTATAAAACCTTCAAATCCCGGATTAGTATTAGATATATATCCTAAATACATATTTTTTTTATCAGGTGGACTATTTCTATCATAATTTTTATATAATCCATGCAATATAAATGAATTTCTTAATTTACCATCTAAATATACATCTAATGTTCGAACATCAACACTTATTGTTAAATTATTCCATTTTTGAACTGGTATATTGGGTATTTTATATCTAGTAAAAATTGTTTCATTGGATAGACCAAAACATTCTATATCTATAAATAAATTATTTTCATATTCATCTAATGCTATGTTAATATTTTTATGTATTGGAGTAGTTGGTGTAGGTATTGGAACTTTTTTACTAATACCAGATAAATTTGATTTTATGCCTGGAACTATTGTTGGATCAGCAAGTGTGGCCAAATATAATATATTTTTCTCATTTCCAATATTATTTCCCCAATTATCTATGTAAAACCAAACACTCAATGTAAAATTGGATGAAGTAGTCACAGGAATATCATCAGCAACTATAATATTAGTAGTAGATAATGTTGCGTCTGTTGTTGTCACTGCTTTTGATGCTACACACATTTTATCATAAATTATATTTGTTTTAAAAATTAAGTTCTTTAATCCCCAAAATAATACTAAAGCAAGAATTACTAAAATAATTATATTTATAACACTCATTTTAAAATATTAATATATAAAAATATTATAATGTTTTAAATTTGTTTTATTTTTTGTAATTTGTAATTTGTAATTTGTTTTATTTTTTCTAAATTAAATTATTATTCTTAGTTAAACTATATAAAAATTGTATAGAGTCGGGAGTTTTTATTTTATCAAAATAGAATATTTCTTTAATACTTCCATATATACCATCATCTTCACCAATAGTTACGCTATCCCCTATAAAATATGGCGTAATATTATTTTTAGCACCTACTAATTTACCATCAATAAATACATCAATATTATTATTTTCATAATTAATAACAAAATATAACCATTTTTGATGCTTTACATGCGTCATTTCATATATAGTATCTAGTTGATCTGATTTATTACTTATTGTTCTAGATTTAATAATAATTTTTCTAGAGTTTCCATTATAATATATAACTGGTTTAAATCCATAATTAAATAATTCGGTATCTTTATTATAAGCAATAGATGTATTAGTGGGTTGTGGATTTATATAAATATAAAAACTTATACTATAAGTATAATTATAAGGAAATTTACCATCGATTTTTGAAGAATTATTATATTTTGCTCCTATATTATATTGCCCATTCAAGTCATTTTTAAATAGTTTAAAATCGTACCCTTTAGTATTATCGGAAATATTATTTTTACCATTATAATAGTGATTTCTTATAACCTCTTCATTTGAAGTATTTTCATTTGAATTATTTTCAGGGTTAGTAGGAGTAGTACTAGGAGTAGTAGTGAAGTTCGTCTTAAAATTTGAAAATATATTATTAATATTATTGGCCAAAGGTGTATTTTCAATATCAAGGGTTCCAAACTTTGGAATAGCAACATTGGCAGCTACATTTTTGTCTAAATTTTGATATTTTCCTAAAGTTTTCTTTTCATTTAAATAAAAAGGACCTTCTCCAGATAAAACATCATTTTTATTAAGTTTTGCTAAATATTTAAATACTATAGGCAATAAAAATATTAATGTTATTAAAATTAATAATATGAAAAATAATAAATATATAGAAGATGGTGTTAATCTTATATCTTTATTTATTTCATCTACTAATATAATTAGTAAACAAGGAATAAAAAATATTATGTCTGTAAGTAGTGTTATTATACTTTGTAAGGGATTTTGTGATGCTTTGCCATCAGGACTAGTGGTACTAGTATCTATGGTGCCAGGTTTTATAGAAAATATTTTTGCTATTATTGCAAAAATAACAATAACTATCAATACTCCTAATATGGTTTGTGTAACATTAAAAATATCATTATTGGTTTTGTGTAAATATAATATAAAATTAATTGTTAATACTGGAAATAATATTATTAAAAATAGTAATCCAATATATTTATACATAGTAATAAAATCGTATTCAGGTGTAAAATTTTGATAGTTTTGAGTATGTTTATAAACATAATATATAAAAGTGTATATACAAAATGCTATTAAAAATAACCACATTAAAATTTCATATACAGAATTTTTTATATTGAAAATATTTTGCTTATCATTTAAATAATAAAATAGTCCCAATAGCAACACCAATATTGCTACAATTATAGGAATATAATATTTTTGTTTTCTATTACCATAAGCATCAAGTGCATCCTTCTTTTTAGCCTGTAAATAACTACTAGATAAATTACCGACCTGAGTTATTATTTCACTAACACTGGCCATAAATAATATATTACATTATAAGTATATTATTTATTTATAAACCCAATATTTATAGATTTTCAAAAGCAGTTTTTTTACCATGGCAATCTCTACATAGCGCTTCTAAATTGTCAATATTATTTGAACCTCCATATTCTAATTTTTTAACATGATCTACCTCAAACCACGCCGGTAATTGTTTTTGACAATGTTTACAATGCCAGTTTTGCGAGGCCGCTACATATTTTTTTTTTGTTTCACTGACACTTCTTTTTGTTGATATATTTCCGGAAGATAATATTTTTTGTTGTTGTTTGGATAAAGAATTTTGATTATTATTTATTGAAGTTAATAGATTTTGTGATAGTTGATTATTAACAGGACTAGAAAAATTATAATTATTATTTAATTCATTTGTTATTGATTTAGATGTTAAATCGATAATAGGGGTTATAAAACTGGCAGTATTTCTATCAATGGGTAAATATTTTATATAACTATTGGCTTGCGTTACAATTTCTTTGTAGTTACCTGGGTTCTTTTTAATAAATAAATATAGACATAAACCAATAAAAGCAAAAAATACCATTTTGTAATATTTTTCATAGTGTTTGAGTTTATTAATTAATTTTCCTTCAAAATATGTATTTGCTAATACAAAAATAGTTATTAAAATAATTATTAATTCTAGTTTCATAGTATTATTTCATATATAAATATAATAAAAATAATATTTTTGTTATATTTATCTTCTTTTTATCTTCTTTTATTTTTATCCATTTTCCAAAAAAAATATACTATAATTAATACTATAATAATTAGTAATACTAATCTTAAAAAATCACTATTATCTTTGTCTTTATCTTTCTTTTTCCAAAATTTAAATTTTGAACCCATTTTTATATATATATATAGAAATATATTATTACTAAAATAATAATAATTATTAGAGCACCAAAAATATATTTTTCCTTATTTTTCCGTTCATCGTTTTTTTTTATTTCTTTTAATTTATAATGTTCATAATATTTATTTAAAGCATCATAATATGTTAATTCAGGTTTACCTAAATAGCTATTTATTTTATTGTGTATAAAATGAACCCATTTTGAAAACGATTCTCGCGAGTCTAAATACGGCGTCACAGGATACGCATCTAAAAATTTACTAAAAACACCTCCAATATCGGAAACTGGTAAAAATAGGGGTAGGTTTGTTATGAAGTCATAATATTTTTTTTTTGTACATTCATTAATATGTATTGGGTAAGATAAGGCAATAGTATATAGCACAAACCAATAATGAGGACCCCATATAATAGGATTAAATATATGGTCTGTGTTATTCATAATAAAATTTTATATATATTAAAATTTTATTATATTAAATTTTCTTAGTGTTTACTTATTTGAAATTACTTATTTGAATTTAGTAAATTATATAAAAACATTATTATTAGTTATTTTAACAATGAATATAAAAAAACAATATTTTTGTAATAATTGTGGAAAATTAGGGCATTTATTTCATCAATGTAAAGTACCTATTACTAGTATAGGTATTATTCCTATTAGAATAGTAAAGAAATATGATGCCTCGCTAAATAAATATGAAAATTCTATTGAACTATTGATTATTAAGCGTAAAGACACATTATCATTTGTAGATTTTATGCGTGGAAAATATTCTATTGAAGATAAAAATTATATAAAAAATTTATTAAATAATATGACTAATAATGAGAGAAATTATTTATTAAATAATGATTTTGATACAATATGGCAATATTTATGGAATTATAATACAAATAATTCTTATAAAAATGAAGAAAGAACCTCAAAAATTAAATTTACAAATTTAAAACAGGGGTTTTCTAATATTTTAGAAAGTTATGATTTAAAATCTTTAATTGACTTATGTGATAAAAATTATGAAGAACCCGAATGGGGATTTCCAAAAGGACGACGAAATTATCAAGAAAAAGATATTATATGTGGACTAAGAGAATTTGAAGAGGAAACTGGTTATAGTAAAAATGATATTATACTAATTAATAATATTGTTCCATATGAAGAAATTTTTAGTGGTTCTAATTATAAATCATATAAGCATAAATATTTTGTTGGTATTATTGTTGATAATAATCAACCTAAAAATGATTATCAAATATATGAAATTACTGAAATAAAATGGATATCAATAGAGAATGTTAATAACTATATTAGAGAATATAATTATGAAAAAAAAAAAATAATAGATTATTTAAATAAATTATTAAAAAGTTATAAACTATATATTTAATATATAATTATGAGCAATGTTAATAAATATGAATTAAATGAAGGAGACATAATTAATATTCCAATATCTTTAAAAGAAGAACCAGAGGAAGAAGAACCAGAGGAAGAAGAACCAGAAGAAGAGGAAGAATCAGAGGAAGAATCAGAGGAAGAATCAGAATCAGAGGAAGAAGCAGAATCAGAGGAAGAAGCAGAATCAGAGGAAGAAGCAGAAGAGCAACCATTCATAAAACCACAAGTAAATCCAGACACTAATCAAGACAAAATTAAGAAGAAAAACAATGAAGAATTAGTATCACTATTTAGAGAAAATATAAATAAATTTGATAATGACAAACTAGACAAAAATAAATTGGAAATGTTAGAAAAAAATTTAAATACATTAACAGATTATAAATATTTTAACAATGCTGTCGAATTATTAAACGCAAAAGAGTTAAATGATTCCAATAATACAACCTACAAATATTTATATCCACATTTAGATGATGAATTTTTAAATATTAAAATAGCAAGTAAACAAGAATTTGAAGAAAATAAATTACTATTAAACATAGACGAAACTTTTGATTTTGAAAAACAAAGCAATGAAATTTGCAATAAAGATTTTGAATTAGCACCACATCAAAAATTCATAAAAAATTTCCTTTCTATGTATACTCCATATAATGGTATATTACTATATCACGGTCTAGGAACTGGAAAAACATGCTCGGCAATTGGTGTTGCCGAAGAAACAAGAAAATATTTAAAATTTATGGGTTATAATGAACGAATAATAATAGTGGCTTCGCCTAATGTTCAAGAAAATTTTTATTTACAATTATTTGATGAACGAAAATTAGAAGAAAAAGGTGGACTATGGACTATTAGTAATTGTGCTGGGCAAAATATATTAGATGAAATTAATATGATACAAAAAAATTTATCACGTGATAAAGTAATAAAAATAGTTAAAAACATAATTAATAATTATTATTTATTTATAGGATATACACAATTTGCTAATTTAATAATAAAGAAATCAAATATTTCAAATCAATCTTTAAGTACTATGGATTCAAAAAAAAAACAATTATTAATAAAAAACAAATTACAAAAATTTTTTAATAACAGATTAATAATAATTGACGAAATACATAATATACGTCAATCAAAAGACAATAGTAATAAATTAGTTTCAAATGAGTTAATGAAATTAGTTAAAAATGTAAATAATTTAAAATTGCTGTTTATGTCGGCAACCCCTATGTTTAATGATTATAAAGAAATAATTTTTTTAATCAATATATTAAATTTAAATGATAGACGCTCAATGGTAGAATTAAAAGACGTATTTGCTAATGATGGAAGTTTTATAGTAAATAGCAACGGCGAACAAGTAGGTTTGGAACTATTTAAAAGAAAAATAAATGGTTACATAAGTTATATTAAAGGCGATAATCCATTAAGTTTTCCTTTTAGAATTTTACCGAAAGATTTTTCTGAAAATAATAGTATTTTAAATAAAAAATATCCAGAATTTAAAATAAATGCTAATCCATTGAAGGAAGCGTTAACATTCTTCGATATATATGTAAATGATGTCAATATATCACCTTATCAAGAATTTGTATATAATATTATTTTAAAAAATAATATATCAAAATTTGATGAAGAAAAACTAAATGCTATGGAATCTTTTGGATATACATTATTACAAAAACCATTAGAATGTTTAAATATTGTTTTTCCTAATAATAAATTAGAAAATTATTTAAATGAAAAAATGACTTACTATAACAATAATATAGTAGAAGTAGTACAAAATATAAATATTGAAGAAATAAATGCGCTTGTTGACATAAAAACTATTGTTGGCAAATCAGCAATTAATAATATTATGACTTATCAAGAAACACAAGCACCTAAATCTAGATTTAATTATAATTTCAAGAGTGAGTTTTTAAAAAATATGCCTATTAATATCTTTGATTATGATGTAATTGGAAAATATAGTTTTAAAATTAAGTCTCTTATTGATTCACTATTGGGTTCACAAGGTCCAGTAATAGTATATTCACAATTTATAGATTCAGGATTAATACCAATAGCACTTGCGTTAGAAGCAAAAGGATTTACGCGTTATGGAAATAATAAATCTCTCTTTGCTAATCCACCAAGCGACGAATTAGATGTAAATACTTACAAAAAAAAATCAGAAGTATTACAACAACCAGGAGCGCGTTTTAGAGGTGCTAAATATGTGATTATAAGTGGAAATAATAATATTTCTCCGGACATAGTAAGCGATTTAAAAGCTTGTACGGATTCTAATAATGTTGATGGTGAAAATGTGAAAGTAATTCTTTTGTCAGCAGCAGGCAGTGAAGGTTTAGATTTTAAGTATATTAGACAAATACATGTTTTAGAACCTTGGTATAATATTAACAGAGTAGAGCAAATTATTGGGCGCGCTATTAGAACATGTAGTCATAAAGATTTACCATTAAATAAACGCAATGTTCAAATATTTATGCATGGCACATTGTTAAGCAATAACAATGAGGCGGTCGACTTATTAATTTATAGAAAAGCGGAGGAAAAAGCTAAAATAATAGGAAACATTACTCGTGTTTTAAAAGAACATAGTATAGATTGTTATTTAAACTATGAGCAACAAAAATTTGATGAAAAACATTTAAATAAAAAATTACAAGTAGTTCTCTCTAATTCTAAATCAATTGAGTATGCTATTGGAGATAAGGTAAATACTCCATTATGTGATTATATGGATAATTGCCAATATACATGCCAACCATCTTTAGAAGAATATACTCAAAAATATGGAGAAAATAAAATAAATCTATTTTCTTATGACGAATCATTTTTGAAAACAAATAATGAAGTTATTATTAAACATTTGAGAGATTTATATAAGGAATATTATTTTAGAACAAAAGGAGATATAATCAACTATGTTCAAACATTTAAAAAATATCCATTGCCACATATTGATAATGCGTTAAATGAATTGGTTAATAACGAAAATATTTTTATTACTGATAAATACAATACGCGAGGTAAATTAATACATATTACTAATTTATTAGATGATTTAGACGATTTATATATTTTTCAACCAATAAACTTAAATACAGATGCAACTCTTTTTGAAAGATCAAGTGGTATACTATTAAAACCTAATACCTTAAAATTTGCTGTTCCTGAAGATTTTAATATATTTAGCAAAGAAGCTACTAAAGAAACAGAAACAACAAAAGCTACAGAAGCTACAAAAGAAACAGAGGATGCTAAAGCAACCACAAAAACTATAAAAAAAACACCAAACGGAATGATCAGTCAAAAAATAGTATTAAGTCAAAAAACATTACAAGATAAATTAAGTGATGAAAATATAGCAAATGTTAAAGCCTTTATTGTTGAATTAGAGGACAATTATAATTATATAATAACTGAACATATACCAGCCAAAAGTGAATATTTATTAAAAGATAACAAATATATTTATTATGGTAAAATGATGGATATATTAAAAGAGGAGAAAGTAATAGGACCTAGTGAAGTACATAGTTTAGCAATAAATATATTATTGGATGATTTAGATTTTAATAAAAGTGTTTTATTAGTTATTTATTTATTAAACAATGGTTATAATGAACTAACTGATTTTGAAAAATATTTATTAAGTTATTATAATTCTAAAATTTTAGAAGCAAATAATGGTAAATTAAAAGCATTATATATACCAAATAAAAGTGAATTTAGAGATTATACTTTATATATTTTAATTAATACAAATTTAGAGACTTCAAATGTAACACTTAACAGCGCCCAATCGGAAGATTATAATGATTTTGATAATATTATATTATCAAAAAAAATACCTACTTCACAAATAGGGATTCCATTAGGATTTTTATCAAGAGATAAAAAAATAACAAAAGAATTGGCAACAGATTTTAAAGTAAAAACAGGTTCAAATAAAGGCGCAATATGTGCTCAAGCAGGAAAACTTAATAGTGAGAAAATTTTTGTTGCTCTTGGGCTGAGAGATGAAATAATTGAAAAATTAAAAGGAAAAAAAGTAGAAAAAGGTGAAAAATTAAATCAAAAAAATTTCTGTGCGGCACAAGAAATATATTTTAGATTGTATGATTTAAAAAAAGTAGAAAATAAACGTTGGTTTTTTAATCTCTCTGATGCACAAATTAATAATTTAATACAATAATAAAAATACAATAATAAAAATACAATAATAAAAATACAATAATAAAAATACAATAATAAAAATACAATAATAAAAATACAATAATAAAAATAAAATGTTATAAAATATAATATTTTATTATATAATTGAAATAATTTTAAAGATTAAATTAATAATATATATAATCTAAATGTCTAAAATACAAAATAAAAAATCATCGTTTAATAAAACTACATTAGACAATTCACATGTTTATATTCGTTCATTATTAACACAAAAAACAGTATTAAAATACGATGAAGTTAATTTAGAATTATTTGACATATTAGAAGCAAAAATAAAAAAATTAAACGAAGGTAAGTGTATTAAGGAAGGATATGTTAAAAATAATAGTGTTAAATTATTAACATATTCTAGTGGAGAATTATTTGACAATAAAATATTATTTGAATGTGTATTTGAGTGTTTAATAACAAATCCTGTTGAATCTACATTAATTCATTGTATAGCAAAATCAATAACAAAAGTAGGAGTTCGTGCTGAATTAATAGTAGATGATGAAAATAGTCCATATGTAATTTTTATAGCGCGTGATCATCATTACAATAATGAATCTTTCTCACAAATAAAAGAAAATGATATTATTCAAGTTCGTATATTAGGTCAACGTTATGAATTAAATGATAAATTTATTAGTATAATTGCTGAATTAATAAGTATTAATAATTATAGCACATTAAAAAATGAATTAGAAACATTAGACACGGATGAAAATTTGAAAAAAATTGGCGGACAAAAAGGTGAAAAAAAATTAAAAATTAAAATGAAAAAATCGACACATGAGGCTATTATAAATTATAACTAATATACTGATTAGTTTATATAAAATTTATTTAAAGGTATTTTTTTTATTACTACTACTTACTATTATGGAAATAAATAACAATGAAGACAATGAAGACAATGAAGACAATGAAGATAATGAAGACAATGAAGATAATGAAGACAATGAAGACAATGAAGATAATGAAGACAAAGAAGACAAAGAAGACAAAGATGATAAAGATGATAAAGAAGACAAAACTATAATGTGTAAAAATAATATTATTGACTCTGATAATAATATAGATTCTAACGATTTGATCAAATTGTGTAAAATAATTGAATCTTTAGAAAATAGTCATCATATAGAAATTGCTAAAATATTAAAAACAAATAATGTATATTTAAATGAAAATAGTAATGGTATTTTTGTTAATTTAAATAAAATATCTGTTTCGGTTTACAAAGATATATGTAATTATATTGATTTTATTAAAAAACAAGAAAGTGATATAAATAAAGATGAAAAATTGAAAAGAAATTTGCAAACAATTTATTTTAAAGATAATAAAGATATTACTACTAATATTAGTAATTAAAAATGCTATGTCTAAATAAACAAGAATTATTAACAAATGTTGATTTAAATCAACTTAAGCAATATATGTTATATGACCTTAAAACTAGTAATAATAGTTCAAAAAATTTAACATTTATTAAAAACTATGATTCTAATTCTAATTCTAATTCTAATTCTAATTCTAATACTACAAATGAAAGTAATAGCACATATGAAAACAATATTACCAGTCCTAATATTAGTAAAAAACAAAATATAGTTGTTAATGTAGGCGTTCCGAGAAATCGAGTTCAAATAAATTATTCAAAAAAATACAGCAAATATAATGAACCATTTAAAATTAATAATCATAAGAATTTTGCTGACAAATTATTTTGGATATTTTATAAAATTATTAATAATTTAAATGATACTGATTTAGAACATATTAACTCGTTTAAAATTATGAAAGAGTTTAAAATTGCTAGTGTTGAAAAATTAAAAAATCAAAAAAACATTTTAAAAGATTTTAAAATACAAAAATGCGTAGTCGAAGATGACCTTACTAATAATGAAAAAATAAGTTTCAAAACTTTTCATGCGTTATGTGTATTGTATTTGGTAAATGTTATAGTAATTCGCGACAATAATACATATTGTGTTTTATGTACGAATAGTGACGAAAAAGTTATTAATTTACAAAATTATAAATTGTTAAAAATAGCGAACGTAAAAATGAGTTCTCAATTTAATAATTTTGATATAGAACTAGCAAATAATAGCATAACAGAAGAAGAACTTCAAAACATATTGAAATCTTATTATGTTATTGAAAATATTGAAAAACCACTGAAAGCATTTAGTAATTATAAACTAGATGACTTGGTTTTAATTGCTGAAAAGTTAGGCATTAATATATATGATGAACATGCTAAAAAAAAGAAAAAGCAAGAATTGTATGAAAATATAATACAAAAATTAATTTGAATTCATTAAAGTAATGCTATTAGAATTTTTTTATTTTTTAATATTATATTTTTTAACAAAATTGAAATTTATTATTTATTACAATGTAATAAATAATAAATAATAAATAATAATATATATTAATTATGAGTAAAAGTCAATTAAGCAAAGAAACGACCAAAGAAACTCAGAAAGAAGAATTAAGCAAAAAATTTTTAAAATACATTGAAACATATTTGTCAAGTTATACGCGATTTTCCGAAAATATATATCCGGAATTTGAGATTCGATTTGGAACAAAGAAAATTAAAAATATTAATAAAGTGGATTTTTACAATGTTATAAAGAGTTTGCTGAATTATGATTTTAAATTAATTAATGAAAATTATTTTTTGAAAATAATGAATGCTAGCAATTTATCTAATATTAGAACGCAAATAAATGGACTACCAAATATTCAAAGCTATTGTAAATTAAATAATTTATCTGGAATTTTGGATGAAAATAATATTAAATTTGTAGAAAAAGAATATTTTAAAAATAATGACACACAATTATTTCCATTAGATTTTGATGATTATAACTTTCGCGTGTGTTATCAAACGGAGCAAAATTATTCTAGAAATCATAATGCTATAGAAGAACTACATAGTAAATGGAATTCATTTAAAAAAATATTTAGGTATATTAAACGCTATGAATATAGACATCCACATTTACCATTTTTAATTCATTGTAGTATTGTTAAAACTTCTAAATCACAATATGGTAAATTTATTGAGCAATTTAATATTAAAGATTCGGAGGTTTTCAATTCATTAGAAAATTTTGAAATAGAAATAGAATTTAATAATGAAGTTATTATTGCCAACAAAACATTTTCAAACGCGGAATTTCTATATACAAATTTGCGCAAAGTTATTAAATATATTTTAATAGGGTTACAAGAAACAAATTATCCAATAACGCTAAATGAGATGGATTTTGCTATACAACAATATTTAAAATTGGCAAAAGGTCAAGATTATAAAACTATGATGCTACCAAATATAAAAGATTTTATTGGTCCATCATCAACAACATTACAAATGGTAAATATTTTACCTGAAACAGAAATAAATGATACAAATAATTCTATTCCAAATATTAGGAATAATTATACTGTCACAGATAAAGCAGATGGAACTAGAAAATTGCTATATATATCATCAGAGGGAAAATTATACTTTATTTCTACAACTATGAATATACAATTTACTGGATGCTATAGCGAGAAAAAAGAATTATTTAATACTATTATAGATGGCGAGCATATTTTACATAATAAAAAGGGTGAATACATAAATGTATTTGCTTGTTTTGATATATATTATTTTAATGGAAAAAATGTAACAGGTTTACCTTTCATAAATTTGACAATTGAAGAACAGACCACACAAGAAACAAGCAAAAAAGAAACAAGCAAAAAAGAAACAAGCAAAAAAGAAACAAGCAAAAAAGAAGAAGAAGAAAAAGAAGAAGAAGAAAAAGAAGAAAGCAAAAGAGAAAAAAGTAAAAATGAGGAAAATATCAATTATCGGCTCATAATTTTAAATAGCGTAATAAAAAGTCTTGATTTGAAATCAATTACAAATAGTAAAGAAATACATATTAAATTTAATGTTAAAAAATTTTATGGCGCTCATATATTTAATGGTTGTGCTAGAATTTTAAATAATATTAATGAGGGATTATACGAATATAATACAGATGGATTAATTTTTACACCAGCAAATACAGGTGTATGTAGTTCAAAAACGGGAGTTGCTGCGCCGAATTATAAAACAACATGGAATGAATCATTTAAATGGAAACCTCCGCGCTATAACACTATTGATTTCTTAATTAGATTTAAAAAAAATGAATTGGGCGGAAATTATATTGGAACCTTAAATAATGAAGGCGAAGATTTAACTTCATATAATCAAGTTAAAAATTATTACACTTTAATATTGAATGTAGGTTTTGATGAAAAAAAACATGGTTATATAAATCCATATAATGATATTATTAATAATAACATTAAGCGAGATACTAAAGAATCTTATATTAATAGTTATAAACCTTGTCGCTTTTATCCAACAAATCCAAACGATGTTAATGCTGGATTATGTAATATTATGGGTAAATTAGATGAAGCAAATAATCTTAAGATTTATACGCTAGAAGGTGATGAAATTGAAGATAATACCATTGTAGAATTTGCTTACAATAGTAATAATCCAGAATTTTGGAGATGGGAACCATTACGAGTCCGTTCTGATAAAACATCGGAACTACGTTCAGGAGTTAAAAACTTTGGTAATGCTTATCATACGGCAAACTCAAATTGGCAATCTATTCATAATCCAATAAGTGAATCAATATTAATGACTGGAAATGGAGTAACAATTAATAATGACGATGATGTATATTATAATAAAATTTCCAAAACATCTGAAACACAAGCTTTGCGTGATTTTCATAATTTATATGTTAAAAGTATGCTAATAAATAAAGTATCCAAATCAGGATATTCGCTAATAGATTATGCTGTTGGTAAAGGAGGTGATTTGCCTAAATGGATTTCCGCAAATCTCAATTTTGTATTAGGTTTAGATTTAAGCAAAGATAATATTGAAAATAGATTGGATGGTGTATGTTCTCGCTATTTAAATTATGCTCAACGTTATGCGGTTATTCCTAAAGCATTATTCTTACATGGTAATAGTAGTCATAATATTAAAGATGGTTCGGCATTATATGATGACAAATCAAGACAAATAATTAAAGCTCTTTTTGGCGAAGGGACAAAAAATGAAGTCTTATTAGGTAAAGGTGTATACAATAACTATGGTATTGTAAAAAATGGGTTTAATATTAGTTCTATACAATTTGCCATGCATTATATGTTTGAAAGTGAAAATGTTTTAAATGAGTTTATTAAAAATATAAAAGAGTGTACCTCTTTAGAAGGATATTTTATTGGAACTTGTTATGATGGGAGCAAAATATTTAATATGTTAAATTCTTTAAATATTAATGAATCCATTAGTTTATTTAAAAATCAGAAAAAAATATGGGAATTAACAAAAAAATATGAGGCTAAGGAATTTAAGGATGATGAGTCTAGTTTGGGTTATGCTATTAATGTTTATCAAGAAACAATTAATAAAACTTTTCAAGAATATTTGGTTAATTATAAATATTTACTAAGAATTATGGAAAATAATGGATTTGTTTTATTAAATGAAACAGAATATAAACAATTGAATTTGCCAGGTTCAATGGGTAATTTTGAGCAACTATATAATTTTATGAATAGCGAAGTGACAAGTAATAATTATTTATTAAAAAAATTAGGAAATTCAACACAATTAAGTGATGAAGAAAAACAAATTTCGTTTTTAAATAATTACTTTATATTTAAAAAGATTAGAAATGTTGAATATGAACCAGATGAATTAGTATCTAAAAAGCAGGAATTAAAAGAAAAAGAATTACAAGAGGAGGTTATTGGTGAGTTTAAAAAAATAGATGAAGAATTTGAAGTTAAGGAAAAAGAAAAAATAGATGAAAAATCTAAAAAATTGGCATCCCAATATATTAAAGAAACACAAGATTTAGAGGAAAAATTGGAGGAACAATTAGAAGAGCAACAACAGCAAAAACAAAGCAAAGCAACCAATAAAATTAAATTATCTGTAGATGAAAAACTTAAACTTGCGGAAGAAAAAAAGAAAGCAAAAGAAGAGGAAAAATTAAAAGCAACACAAGAAAAGAAAGCGGCAAAAGAAGCAGAAAAAACTCTGAAAGCAGAAACAAAGAAATCACAAAAAACACAAACTAAGAAAGCTCAATAAACATACATAAATCTCAAAGCAAAATATTAAATTCCATACATTAACACATTTATATATTTGTAAATAAATATATAAATGTATTTTTCTATACTTAGTTAATAAAGTAACTATAAAAAAATTATATGACCTATATTAATTTGCCAAATTTGAATAATTTGAATTTAGATTTTAATATTATATATAAAAATAATAAGTCACAAGCAAATATAGTATCTGATGCTAATGATATAATAATATGTTATTCATTATATAATTATTTACATTTGTTAAAGCAAACTATTGACGAATATTATGAATATTGGGATATTTTGAAAAAAATTACAAATCCATATGAATATATACATACTATTGTTCCTAATCATAAATGTTCTTTATGTAAACATAAACCATTATCGCGGTCTTTTTTCAAAATGATAGAAATAATAGATACATTTAGTTTTTTAAATGAACCTACAAATATACAATCTTTTCATTTGGCTGAAGGTCCAGGTGGATTTATAGAGGCTTTTAATTATAAAAGAAATAATAAGCAAGATACTTATTATGGTATGACATTAATTAGTGATAATGTTAATATTCCTTCGTGGAAAAAGGCCACACAATTATTGAGCAATAATAAAAATATTAAAATAGAATATGGGGCATCAAAAACAGGCGATTTATTTTTAAAAGAAAACTTGATTTATTGTTATAAAAAATATTTTAGATCTATGGATTATATTACTGCGGATGGCGGATTTGATTTTTCCCTTGATTTTAATAATCAAGAAGATATGTCATTTAAATTAATATTATCACAAGTTTTTTTTGCGTTAATAATGCAAAAACAAGGAGGAAATTTTATATTAAAAATATTTGATGTATTTAAAATAAAAACAATAGAAGTTATATATTTATTATGTAACTTATATGAAAATGTGTTTATATTTAAACCAAATACAAGCAGATGTGCTAATTCCGAAAAATATATAATTTGTAGAAATTTTAAAAATAATAATAAAAAAATTATATCAAACATTATAGAAAATTTTGATTTATTGATTAATAAAGTTGAGACAATTTATAGTTTATTTAATATTCAATTAAATCAATTATTTATTACGAAGTTACAAGAAATAAATTCTATATATGGGCAACAGCAATTGGAAAATATTAAAAATACTATTAATTTAATAAGAGAGTTTAAAATTTTAAATATTCAATATAATTTATTGAATAATAATTATAATTCATTTTTGAAATATTTAAATATTTTTAACAAAAATATTCAGTATAATAATACTATTAATGATGATGACAATACTATTAATGATGATGACAATACTATAAATAGTACAAATATTATAAATACTACTAGTATAGAAATATTTAGCGATGACTATATTATTATAGAAAATAATAATAGTCAAAGTGAAATGATTGACTTGTCATCTACAAATATTAGTAATGAAATAGTGAGCAAGTATTTTAATAAATTAAATATGTTAGTAAATATTAACATACAAAAATCAATAAATTGGTGTAAAAAACATCAATTTACTATAAATAAGGAATTTATTTTAAAATATTAATACGTTTTCTACGTATTTTTGTAGTATCATCAACACATGCCGGTGACACCTTTTTCTTACTTAATGGATCATTATCATTTAATGTATTAATATAAGTTTTTTTACAATGAACACTATCATCACAACTATACTTTAAACTTGAAATTCTCGCACTTGAACTAACTGGTCCTTGGCATTGAAATTTTTTATTTGATGGGTTAAATGAACGACATATTGTTTCCCCATCATAAGTTTCTCCTAGTATTTTTCCATTGTTAACACTAATACTTTCATTTGTTGTTAAAGGTAAATTTTGATTAAATGTTTTATTTTTGCTATATAAATATTCTCTATGTGATGAAGCATAACTATGTGATAAATTTGTGGATGCTGTTTTAATTACTAAAGCACTAGGATTAAATGAAACACATATCATTTTATTTAAAGAAGGATCGTAGAATTTGTCTCCACTTAGTGTTTGACATCCAACATATTTATCCAAATAAGTATATATACTTAAATTACAATTTGTCGAATCATTATTTGGCGTATTAACATTAGTAACAATATTAGCGCCTGGTTTGTCTAAATTTCCTATTAAAGATAAATTGCTAAATGTTGTAGTTTTATTTGTATTTGTATTTACATATTGTTTTCTATAATGTCTAATAGGATTAGCATTGAATTTATATTTTTTAATAGCACAATCTTCCGACCAAGGAGTATAAGTATTATTATTAGTAGGCAAATCATTTTTTACAATTTTAGGAACAATTGTAACATTATTATTTTCTGATCCTTTTGAAATAATATTTGGAGTTATTTGATTAAAATAAAGTCTCATATTAATATATATAGTTATAATATTTATTTATTTATAAATAATAAATTTTATAGTATTTTTGTATTATTTTAATTGTTATTATATATTAGATTATGTCAAATAAGATTTATTTTTTAAATAGTAAATTATTTAATAGTTTGAAACATAACTTCAAATCATATAAAGTTATAATACTTATTTTATTAATTATTTTATTAATAATAATATTTTTTGTAAATAACACTTCTGTATTTAAAATTATTGAAGGTAATAATTCTTGTAAATTTTCCAATAAAGAAGAAATGAAGAAAGATACAGAAAAAAAAGCAAATAACTATAAAAATAATAAAACTCATAATCGTAAGGATGAAGTAAATAAAAGCGAATCAATATTAAGCAGAGTAGAAGGCGTAAATGTTGATATTCCAGAAAGATAATATGTGTTATTTCATAAAATAATATGTGTTATTTCATAAAATAATATAATTATAATATTATATTATTTTAAGTGTTTAATTATGAGCGATTCACAAAAATGTGTTGTTGATGAACTTTTTGGTTTTCAACATAATTATGCTTTTTGTGTAAAACCAAGCGATAAAATGGTAGATACAAGAGGTTTTAATAGTGGTGGATGGAAAATGGATAATACAGCAAAAGTATTTGGCGGTATGTTTAATTATGTAGATTATTTAGTATCAGATGCAAATAAGGCAACATCAGATGAATGTTTATATAATGGGCAAGGTGTAATAGGTAATAAGTATGTTTTAAAAACAAATATAGAATGTACTCCTGTTGATAGTCTTGGAAATATTATAACTCCAACAGGAGAAACTCCTTATATACATAAGTATATAAATAATATAACGGATGGTTCAAGTTTCTTAACAGGTGGACAAAGTAATGCTGACCTAACCGGTGTAATACCATCAGCATTTTATAGTGCTACAAAAATAGGAACAAACGTGTTAGATTTAGTTTCATCATTTAATGGAAGCACTAAACCTTATTGTATGAAATCAAGTGTTAAATGTCACTTGGTTGACTATAATATGGATGGAATTAGAGGCACAAGAAACTATAGTGGAAATAGTCCATCAGTATATTTTGCTCTTGATGACCTTAAAAGAATAAAACCAGATAATTTAAGTGATGGAGCAATAACTATTCCAACTATACAAACCACACCACCTCCAACAACCATGCCAACATCAGAAACTATACCAAGTTCAACAACAGAAAATTATGATAACAATGAACCTAATATAAGTAATAATATTATAAAACAAAATATTGATAAAATACAAAATTTTTCAGACATTGATAAAATGTTAGAATCCATAAATATAGAAAACGCAATTAATTTTGAAGATGAATTATTGATTAAACTTTATTATGTTGGATTTTCAATATTTTTAATTTTAATAATGTTAAAATTAGTATTTAAGAAAAAATAGTTATTTTTATTTTTATTTTTAATACATATTTATACATCATTTAAATAGTTATGAACTAGATTGTTGTTGTTTGTATTTGTGATTTCCCCGGCCAATACACTATCTTCATATAATTTTCGTAATACATCATTAGGCGCTTGTGAACCTAATTTTATTAAATTTTTTTCTCGTAAAAAGTTTTTAACATCTTGAATAGGTTGTTGTTTTAATTGTGATACTTCTTGCTTTATTTTTTTTTGTGTTTCTCTATTTTTTATAAGCAATCCAATATGTTTATTATCTTTCTTTTTTCCTAATTTATACTTGTATGTTCTGGTAATTCTGCGTAATTTTGGAATATATGACTCTTCTTTCGAGTCTTCTTTTGAGTCTTCTTTTGAGTCTTCATCTTTAATTTGAATAGTTTCGCTAGGTAAAACTTCATTAATTGGAACATCTTTAGTTGGAACATCTTTAGTTGGAACTTGTTCTTTATTATTAGCAAAATAATTATCAGTGTAATCATAAGGAGAAGTTGTTATTTCATTAGTAACCTGATTATTTAATTTGCTAATAGGTTTGTTATTTGAGAGAGTAACAGCACTAACTACTTCATCTGAAGTTTTTTCCGCTATTTTCAATTCAATATTTGGTTTGTTAGTCTCACTAGTCTCACTAGTCTCACTAGTTATAGTATTGTTTGTTTGATATTTATTATGAAACTCTGAATGATCATAATATGTATTATTTTCTAATGCTAGTTTTAGTCTTTTACTATTATTTGTATTATTTGTATTATTTGTATTATTTGTATTATTTGTATTGTGCTTTTGTGTTTTATTTAATTCTCTAAATGTTGGTTTTGAGCCATTTTTTAAACAACCATAATTGGGTTCGTTACATGAATTATATATTAAACTATCTTTAGGAATATCAATATTTATGTCTGTGCTTGCCAATTTCAATGTTTTCTTTTTATTTTTATCTTTGTTTTTTTTTGATAAATCATGTAAAAATGTGAGAGATTTATTAAATTCTCTCTCAAAATCATTATTTTCAAAATCTTTTGAATTAAATAAATTAGATCCTGGCATAGTCTCATTGTTCTCTTTGCTCTTTTCATCTTTTATGACTTCTATTTCTTTGTTTTTTTGATAATCTTTTACTTTTTTTAATAATTCCTTTTTTAATTTATTAGATTTTAATGATTGTGTTTTATCTAAAATGGGTCTAGTTTTTTTTTCTTTCGTCTTTAAACTCTTTTTTTTACCATTAAATTTAAATAACTCTGGATTTATTTGTAATATTTTTTGTGTACTCATATTATTTGTAATAATTTATATTTTAAATATAAATTATTAACCAATTTTTGTATTTTACAAAGTCAATATACTATTATAAAACTATTTTAAAAATTTAATTTTATTAAAAATTTAATTTTATTAAAAATTGATTTATAAAATATTAAAGTTTTGTAATCAATAATAAATTATGACTACACAAATTCCCAACCCCAATGAGGAAATTCATAATTCGGAAATTCCATGGATTCTAATTGAAGCATATTTTAAGCACAAACATCTAAAACAATTGGTTAAGCACCAATTAGAATCATATAATTACTTTGTAAATAATCAAATTCAACAAACTATAGAAATGTTTAATCCATTAATTATTGCTTCTGAACATGATTTTATTAAAGAATTAAATTTATATAGATTGGAAATAGAAATTACATTTGAGAATTTTTCAATATATCGTCCACAAATTTATGAAAATAATGGTTCAACAAAACTTATGTTTCCACAAGAAGCTCGTTTGCGTAACTTTTCATATTCATCAGCAATGACTATTGATTTAAATATTAAATATATTGTACGTAATGGCGAAAATTATAAAAATGTCCTAAATTATCAAAAAAAGATTAAAAATGTCCATATTGGAAAACTTCCAATTATGTTAAAATCAGACCTTTGTGTATTAAATCAATATAAACATTTAAATCATCATGAAACAGGCGAATGCTATATGGATCCTGGTGGATATTTTATTATTAATGGTTCAGAAAAAACTTGTATTAGTCAAGAACGAGCAGCCGAAAATCAAATTTATTGTTATAATATTGAAAAAAATAATAATAAATGGTCTTGGAAATCAGAAATGAAGTGTATTCCAGATTGGAAATGTATTTCACCAAAGCAAATTAATATTTTAATTGCGTCAAGAAATAATGGTTATGGTAATGCTCTTTACTTACAAATTCCACGCATTAAGATTCCAATTCCTTTATTTATTATATTTAGGGCATATAATATTATTAGTGATAAAGAAATTTGTGAATTAATTATGCTTAATATTACTAAAGAAAATATGCAAAAAATGCTACTTTCATTAAAAGCATCAATTATTGAAGCCAATAAAGTTTTAACGCAAGAAGCAGCAATTAAGTATATTGTTGCCAACGTGATATACACTCCTATGAATATGGATAAAGAAACAGGTTCTAAGAAAAAACATGAGTTTGCTATTGAAGTATTAAATAATGATATTTTCCCACATTGTAAGACAGAAAAACAGAAAATCTATATGCTTGGTTATATGACAAATATTTTACTTCAAACTTCATTTGGTTGGTTACTAGAAAGTGATAGGGACTCATATATTAATAAACGTGTAGATTTAACAGGACCATTGTTAAATAATTTATTGCGAAATTATTTTAATAAACTTGTTAAGGATATGAAGAAGCAAATTATTCGCGAAATTAATACAGGTTCTTGGAAATCTAATGATGATTATGAGAACATAATTACAAAAACAAATATTTATAAAATTATTAAGTCAACCACTATTGAGCAAGGTATTAAACGTGCATTAGCAACAGGAGATTTTGGTATTAAACAAATCAATAGTAATAAGGTAGGAGTAGCGCAAGTATTAAACAGACTAACATATTTATCAAGCTTAAGTCATTTAAGACGTGTAAATACACCAATTGATAAAAGTGGAAAATTAGTTCCACCACGTAGATTACATAACTCTACTTGGGGATTTTTATGTCCGGCAGAAACACCAGAAGGTCAATCTATTGGAATAGTTAAAAATTTAGCCTATTTAGCACATATTACTATTAACTCTAATAGTTCAGGACTTTACGATTATATTTTACCTAGTATTATTAATATTGATACTTATAATGGTTCATATAAAGATCTAGATGATTATGTGAAAGTATTTATTAATGGTTCGTGGGTAGGAGTAACAAAGGATCCCCAACAAATTTACACTAGTTTAAAAGAGAAAAAATATAAGGGCATCATTAATATTTATACTTCAATTATATTTAATAGTAAATTAAAAGAAATCAGGGTTTGTAATGATGCTGGACGTATTACGCGTCCTTTATTAAAAGTTAAAAATAATAAAATTGCTTATAGTGATACTATTATTCGAAAAGTTAAATGTGGTGAATTAAGTTGGGACGACTTAGTTGTTGCTATAGAATTAGAGGATTCTATTATTGAATATGTAGATTCATATGAACAAAATAACGCAATGATTGCTATGAGAGTAAGTGATTTACATAACTCAAATAGTAATAATATTTATCATTATAGTCATTGTGAAATTCATCCAAGTACTATTTTTGGAGTTTTGGCGTCATGTATTCCTTTTCCTGACTCTAATCAATCGCCTCGTAATACATATCAATCCGCAATGGGTAAGCAAGCAATTGGTATGTATGTGACTAATTATGATAATCGAATGGATAAAACTGCCTATGTGTTAACATATCCAATGCGTCCATTAGTTGAAACGCGTATTATGAATATTATTAAGTTAAATAATATTCCATCCGGACAACAAGTAATAGTAGCAATTATGAGTCATACTGGTTATAATCAAGAAGACTCGTTATTATTTAATAAAGGAGCAATTGATCGTGGGTTATTTTTAGCAACTATTTATCACACGGAAAAAGATGAAGATAAAAAACTTTTTGGCACTGAAGAAATGAGGTGTAAACCAGATAAAACAAAAACTAAAAATATTAAATTTGCTAATTACGATAAATTAAACAATCAAGGTGTTGTTCCTGAAAATAGTTTAATAGAAGATAGGGATATTATTATTGGAAAAGTTATTCCAATTAAAGAAAATAAAAATGATTTTACAAAAACAATGAAATATAGCGATGGTTCAATTTCATATAGAACACACGAAGAAAGTTATATTGATAAGAATTATGTTGAATCAAATGGAGATGGATATAATTTTTGTAAAGTTCGTATTAGAAATTTTCGCAAACCAGTAATTGGTGATAAATTTTCTAGTAGGCATGGACAAAAAGGAACTATTGGTAATATTATTCCTGAAGAAGATATGCCATTTACGGCAAACGGATTAAAGCCCGATATTATTATTAATCCACATGCTATTCCCAGTCGAATGACTATTGCTCAATTAAAAGAGACACTATTAGGGAAAGTCTTACTTGAATTGGGATTATTTGGAGATGGAACAAGTTTTGGTGATTTTGAAATTTCTACTATTATTGATAAATTAAATGACTTGGGTTATGAATCAAAAGGAAATGAATTAATGTATAATGCTTTAACAGGTGAGCAATTGACTATGAATATATTTATTGGTCCTGCGTTTTATCAACGCCTTAAACATATGGTTAATGATAAGCAACATAGTAGGTCAATTGGACCAATGGTAAATTTAACAAGACAACCTGCTGAAGGCAGATCGCGAGATGGTGGATTACGCTTTGGTGAAATGGAGCGTGATTGTATGATTTCGCATGGAGCATCGCGATTTACTAAGGGGAGAATTTATGATGCTTCTGACGCATTTAGTGTATTTGTATGTAATAAATGCGGAATGATTGCTTCATTTAACAATAAAGAACATATTCATTATTGTAATACTTGTAGCAATAGAAATGATTTTAAATATGTTGAATTACCTTATGCTTGTAAATTGATGTTTCAAGAATTAATAACAATGAATGTTGCTCCGCGAATTATGTGTGAATAAATTATTGTCTATATAAATTATTGTGTATATAAATTATATTTTTTTTGTGATTATTTAAGAAAAATATTTTTTTTAATTTATAAAAAATATTTAAATTATTAGAATATATATATGATTTTTACATACACTAATTCAAATAATACTTCTTGTAATTTTTCTTCATATTATTCTAGAAATTCTAAAAAAAATGTGGATTATAGTTTAGTTTTAAATAAACCTACATCTATTGTTTATGGAAAACCTATTGCTAATACTTCTTACTCTTCTAGAATGCTAAGATTAAGAATATTATTAAAATAGTAAGATTTATTAATAAATTAAAATATTTATAATAAATATTTATTATAAATATTTATTATAAATATTTATAATAAATATTTATTATATATATTATGTCTTTAGAATTTACTCCAAGTCAACTAGGTGGAAATCCTAATGGCAAACAACCTATGTTACACGGACATATAGAAGGTGGAAATGACAGAGCAGTAAGTCGCAGACAATTAATAAGGGCTTTTGGAAATATGAAAATTGAGGGTTTAGGATCATCTCCATTACTTTACTCGCAAAATATATTAGGACCTTTTAGAACTGCTTTTAATGCCGGTGATGTTGTTACTAATAAAATAGAACCCACAAATATTAAATATGGAAGACTACCTAATCAAGTTGGAGGTAATAATTTATCACGTGTTCAAGTTAGAGGAGATGGAATTTCTAGTCAAGATGGAAACGCAATGTATTCTGGAAATCCTAAATTTGTTCACGATGGTTCTGACTATATTAGATTTAAAAAATTACAAGCTATAAATAAAACTTATAATGATAGTGGTTATGGAGGAGCAGCAAATTCACAATCACAACATGCTATTAATAGAGTTAGAAAATAACTTTTCTAAATAGTTAAAATTATTTAGAAATAATTTATTATATTTATAATATTATATTTATATTATAAATATGGAAGATTCTCCTAGTTTAGAAGTAGTTGTAGAACAAGAACCAATTGTAGAACCAATCACAGAACCAGTTGTAGAACCAGTCGTAGAACCTCTTGTTGAAGAAGTAGTAGAACCAGTAGTTGAACCAATCACAGAACCAGTAGTTGAACCTGTTGTTGAACCAGTAGTTGAACCTGTTGTTGAACCAGTAGTAGAACCAGTAATAGAACCAGTAGTAGAACCAGTAATAGAACCAGTAGTAGAACCAATCACAGAACCAATCACAGAACCAATCACAGAACCAATCACAGAACCAATCACAGAACCAATCACAGAACCAATCACAGAACCAGAACCAGTCGTAGAACCAGTCGTAGAACCAGTAATAGAACCAGTAGTAGAACCAATCACAGAACCAATCACAGAACCAATCACAGAACCAATCACAGAACCAATCACAGAACCAATCACAGAACCAGTAATAGAACCAGTCGTAGAACCTGTTGTTGAAGAAGTAGTAGAACCAGTCGTAGAACCAGTCGTAGAACATGTTGTTGAACCAATCACAGAACCTGTCGTAGAACATGTTGTTGGACCAATCACAGAACCTGTTGTTGAAGAAGTAGTAGAACCTGTCGTAGAAGCAGAACAAGTCATTGAATTGGTAATTCAACCACTAGTCGAACCAGTTGTAGAACCAGAACCAATTGTAGAACCTGTTATTAAAGAAATACCCAACATAGTTACTGAGTTTAACACTATTTTAAATACAGATAATAAAAATACATCCTATTTAGAAAAAATGAGTAATAATATTTTTTCATTTAATACTAATATTAATAAATTTAGACAAAATATGAATATGAAAATGAATATGAATATGAAAATGATATAATTTATTTTATTCAAAGTATATATAAAATGTCTACATCTAAAAATATGCCTTCTAATGGTAGTAATGTATCAGATAGAACTAGTACATTTATATTAGGAAGACGAGCATATAATTTTTCTTCACATAATCCTAATAATGTAAATAAAAATATTGATTATAGTTCCGTTTTAGGAAAACCATCATCTATTATTTATGGAAAACCATTAAATAACACAAGTAGTGATTTAAGAATACAAAGATTACGATTATCTACTATTGGAACAGCATCAATGCGTATAAAAGATAGTAATGATTACATTCAATTAAATGGTAAAAACCAAGATATAAATTTAATAAACAATGTTTTATCACGAGTTAGAGGAGGTGGTTCTGTTGTTTCAAAAAAAGGACACTAAATATTTTATATTTTATATTTTATATTTTATATTTTATATATATATATATATATATATATATAAACTATAAAATGTCGTCATCCATGTTTAGTAGGATGTTTTCAAGTTCCAGAAAAAGAGATTCCACAAAACCTCAAAGTTTAACACAACGGAACAAAAGTAAAAGTGGAGTATTGAGTATGTCACCAGGTCAAAAAAGTTCTACTTCTATTGTTAATGTTGGTTCTGATGATGAATTGAAAAATGCTAACCCAACAATTACAGCTAACCTAACAATTACACCAGAAGATAAAAGAAACTTAACTATACTTCTAAGACAAATTAATGCGTGTAGAAGACGCGAAAATTTTTTTAAAGAAGAACTAAGTAACTATGATAGTGAAATTGAAGAGATATCAAATTTAATACAACGAGCCATGCCAAACGCTATAAAAGATGACAGATTTCGCAAATTTGTTTCGAAATTAGATGACAAATTAGATAAACTTAAAATATCTAAAGAAAGTATAGAGACAGAATATGAAAATTGTAAGTATCTTGAAAAAAAACTTAAAGAAATTGAAGAAAATCCAAAATATAAATTATATTTAGATACATGGAAACAAGTTCTGAAAACGAGACGAGCAGAACGAGCAAGTAGATCTAAACTTGGCGGAGGAGGTTTTGTTAGTAGGTTTTTAAATAGTAAAAAGCCTGTTACAACAACAAAAGAATTAAGTGCAGAGGAGTTAGCAGAACTAGAAAAAAGAATACAAGAAGATGAAGTAATAGCAGAACTAGAAAAAATAATACAAGAAGATGAAGCAAGAGCAGCAGCACTAGCAGATGCAGAAAGAATACAAAGTCTGATGAATAGACCACTTCCTGGTATTGTCACTTTAACACCGGAACAAGCAGAATTAGAACTAGCAGAACTAGAAAAACCAGCAAACAACGGAGGCACAAGAAAGCGACGCAAATATAAAAAACATAAGAAACATAAGAAACATAAAAAAACATTAAATAAAAAACATTAAATATTAAACATTAGTATTTAAAAATATATTTTCTTATCATAATAGGTAATAAAATATATTATGGCATTAGTAAAAGAATATTTAGACATCACAAAAAAATACAAACAACTTTATGGCGAAAAAACATTAGTATTAATGCAAGTAGGTAGTTTTTATGAATGTTATGCCATTAAAAAAGGTAAAAATGTTTATGAAGGAAGCAATATATTAGATTTTACTCAAATTAATGATATGGTTATTGCTAATAAAAATACTTTTGTAGATAATAATGAAGTAGTAATGGCCGGATTTTGCTTAGCACAAAAAGATAAATATGTTAAAAAAATGATAATGCATGGTTATACTGTTTTAGTTTACGATCAAACTAGTGATACAAAAAATACTACTCGCTGCCTAGAGAATATATATTCTCCTGGAACATTTTTTGATAATAATGATTATTATAGTTTAACTAATGAAGATAGTAATAATGAAAATAGTAACACAAATAATAATTTAAGCAATAATACAATATGTATATGGATTCATTATAGTAAACTAAATAAATCAGTTAAAACAGAAAATGTTACTATTGGATTAAATATTATAAATATTTTCACAGGTAAAATAGTAAGTTATGAATATTATCATCAATTCTTAAATAGTCCAACAACATATGACCAATTAGAAAAATATATCTCAATATATAATCCTGCGGAAGCAATAATTATTACAAATATTACAAGCAAAATTTATAATGATAAAACTATTAAAAATACATATATTGACGATGTTATTAGTTTTGCCAATATTCATTCTCATAAAATTTATAAAATTTATTTAGATGAAACACAAACACAAACACAAGAAAACAAAAGTAACATAATTAGTTTTGAAAAAGTAGCGCTTAATTGTGAAAAACAAATATATCAACAAGAATTAATTGATAAAATATATGGACAAGGTTCATATAGAGAGAAACACGAGTTTCAAAATTATAGTATTGCTAATCAAAGTTTATGTTTTTTAATAGATTTTATGTATAAACACAACCCTTCATTAATTAAAAATATTAGTTATCCTTGTTTTGACAATGTTAATAATAAATTAATATTGGCAAATCATTCTCTCAAACAATTAAATATGATTAGTGACCAGCGCCATAATGGTAAATTAGGTTGCGTTGCTAATTTTTTAAACAATAGTATTACTAACGCTGGAAAACGAAAATTTCATTATGACTTATTACATCCGCTATGTGATGCTGATGTTTTGAATGATTGTTATAATGTCACAGAACATTTAATAAAAACAGAATTTTATAAAATTATTAGAGAATATTTATTAAATGTGAGAGATATTGAAAAAATAGAACGTAAAGTTATCTTAGGTAAGATAGATCCTAAAGATTTTGCTGTATTATATAGTAATCTCTCAAATGTTTCAAAATTATTTGAAAAAATAATCACTATTAACGAAAATAGTATACTGGCTACTTACATTAATAAGCATATAAATTATAATATTTCTAATTTATGTACTATTATTAATCAGTATATTGAAAAAACATTCGATTTAAATAAATTAGATGCTATTGTTATTGATAAATTGAATAGTTATAGCCTTGAGGAATTGGTTTTTATTAATGAAAACTATAATGAGGAACAAAACATATTATTTAAAAATAATATAGATTCTAAACAACAATTGGAAGTAATAGTTAATTATTTTTCTAATTTATTGAGCGATTATGAGAAACCAAAAACTTCAAAAAATAAACATAAAGCTAAGAAAAGCAATAGTTATAATGAGAGCAATGAAGAAACTAATCTTGAAAATAATGAAAATAATGAAAATAATGAATTAACTGGAACATCATATGTTAAAATTCATGAAACTTCTAAAAATGAAGCATTATTACTAATTACAAAGCGCCGAGCAAGTATTTTAGGTGAATTATTACAAAAAATTATAAAAAATTCTGGAGCAAAATGTAATATAAATTATATTTCCAAATATAGTAAAAAAAATGAAACCATTATATTAGATTTATCAACTATTGTATTCAAAAATCACGGAACAAATAATTCAAATAATGTTATTGATTGTCCAGACATAGTAAAAATAGCACAAACAATTCAAAATTCGAGAGAAGACCTAATAATTACAATAAATAAAAATTATAAAAATATTATTGCCGAGTTCAATAGTTTAATAGTAAATGCTAATAATTCTAATAACTCTAATAACTCTAATTTATCATTATTAGGCATAATCTCTCAATTTATAGCACATATAGATGTATGTTATGCTAGAACATATAATGCTGTTAAATACAATTATTGTAAACCTATAATAAGCAATGTAAGCAATGAATTATGTGAAAATACTAGTAAATCATATGTTAATTTTAAAAAAATAAGACATTGTTTAATAGAGCATTTAAATACTAACGAATTATATGTATCAAATGATCTCTCCGTAGGTTGTAATAATAATGGAATATTATTATATGGAACAAATGCCGTTGGAAAAACAAGTTTTATTAAATCACTGGGAATAGCTATTATAATGGCACAAGCCGGAATGTATGTTCCATGCGAAGAATTTACTTATTATCCATATGAATATTTATTTACACGCATTTTAGGAAATGATAATATATTTAAAGGTCTCTCTACGTTTGCTGTAGAAATGTGTGAATTACGAACTATTTTAAAAAATGCTACATCTAAAAGTATTATTTTAGGCGATGAATTATGTTCTGGAACAGAAACTACGTCGGCACTAAGCATTTTTGTAGCCAGTTTAGAGAGATTACATACATTAGAAAGCACGTTCTTATTTGCTACACATTTTCACGAAGTATTAGACTATGAAGAAGTTAAAAATCTTAATAAAATGAAAATCTATCATATGAGTGTGCTATATGATTACAACCAAAATACTCTGATTTATGATAGAAAATTGAGAGAAGGATCAGGTGACTCAATGTATGGACTTGAGGTATGTAAATCATTGGCATTACCTGATGATTTTATTGAACGAGCATATGCTATTCGAAATAAATATAATAAATCAAATGTTAGTGTATTAGAGGCAAAGAAAAGTCGATACAATTCAAATAAATTACGTGGACTATGCGAGTTATGTAATGTTTATGAAAGCACAGAAGTTCATCATTTACAATTTCAAAAAAATGCAAAAAACGGAATTATTAATGGAGAATTTAATAAAAATCACAAAGCCAATTTAATAAATATATGTGAAGCTTGCCACCACAAAATTCATAGTTTAAATCAAGAATTTAGAATAACTAAAACCACTAATGGTTATAAATTACTTCCATTATAAAATTTTAATGCTTTATTTATTTTATTTTTATATTATAACATGGAACAATAGCAAAAAACACAGAAAGAAGTAGTATAAAAATAAAAATAATAAAATAATAAAATAATAAAATATTTTATATTTTATATTTTATTATTGTAATATGGAACAATCTTCAATAACTATGGAAAAACAAGAAGCCACATATTATATTGGAGCACATGGAATTATACTTACAAGTAATTATGCTGATGTTGATTCAGGAATAGTAACAAAAAAGTATCATGCTATTGACATACCACAAAATATTGAACTATATACATATACAGATTTGGGAAAATGCTTAAGAAGTTCTGGTACAGAATTAGATGTCACATGTAAACACAATTCTAGTAAAA